GTATATTAAATTGCAAAAATATGTGCAAGTATAGATAATTTCTTTTACCTTAATATTTTCTTTCATAGATGTTAAGATAAAATGTTCTCCTTGATATTTATATACATCAAAAGTTTTATTTTTAGTTAATGCGAAGGAGCTAATAAGTAATCCTTTGTAATATAAATTTAATGAGCCATCACATCCATTATAAATAGTCATTTTCTCTATATATTAAGTATAGATATTATATTTTTTAAGTATTAATCCATTATTATACCCCATTAATCTATTATTATACCACTTAAAGAGCAAAATACACTTAAAAAAGACATAAATTTTAAAATTTATACTATTTTTAAGTCATTTTTACTACTTAAAGAGGTAAAATAGTGGATTATCACCCATATTTATATATATAAAGAAGTATAATAATAGATTATGTTTAATTTTTTTAAATTTAATCTCAATTAAAATATAAAGTATTAATTATTGATGGGAAAAGGTGGGGCTAATCCGTATCCATTTTGGTGGGCTACGAGAGAAGGACCGGTTATAAAAGAACAACCACCTAAACCTAGGGCTGAACGGGAATATCCTTATAATATGGAAACTCCACAAGAAAGAAGAAAAAGAGAATTAGATGAATTTTATAGAAAAAAATCTTGGTCTCAAAGAAGAAGAGAATTTGAGGAAGATTTTAAAAGAAGGTTATTCGAGGGTGAATTTGATCATGAAGACTATGAACCTCAATCAACTAATTTTACAAAGGGTGATTATGAATCAACTGATGATATTCACCCCATTTTTAAAATAAAGAAATCATCATCAAAAGATGATTTTAAAAAACAATACAGAAAATTAATATTAGAGCATCATCCCGATAAAGGAGGTGACCCATCTTTTTTTATAAAAATACAAGAAGCTTATGAAAAAATTAAATGTAAATTTAGTTATTCACCATCATCAAACCCGTAATTTGTAATCTTATATGTAAGTTCTTCTTCTCCAATAAGTAGAAGGTCTTCGTAAACATTATCGGGAATAACAAAATTTTTCTCCATCATTTCTAATTGTAAATCAACAACATTAGCTACAAAATCTACAACTATTGTTGATTTCAGTTTTCTTCTTTCTTTATGATTCATTTCTTTTCCATCCGTCATATATTTTTCATAATATGGCTCGGCTCTTCTTTTACATTCAGTCTTAAAAATATCTCTAATTTTCCAAAAGGTTCTGTGGTCATATGGAGTTCTAGTATCTTCTTCTTCTTCGCTTTCACAATTGTTTTCATTAATATGAATTGGTTCTGCATCATAAATATCTTTAGGTTTTTCTTCTTCTTGTTCTTCTTCACTTTCACTTTCACTTTCACTTTCACTTTCACTTTCACTTTCATCTTCTTCTTCTTCACTTTCACTTTCTTCTTCTTCACTTTCACTTTCAGCTTCGCTTTCGTGCTGTGGTTCATCACAGAATTCTTCTTCACCCGATGAATAATTGTGGGGTTCTAAACAATCGTTTATTACTTTAATTTTATAATGATTAAGATTCTCAATTTCTTTTTGTTGTTTCTTAATAATTTCATCTTTTTCCAGTAATTGTTTTTTCAGTTCAGCAATTTCAGCAACTAACTTATTATTTTTAGTAGCATATTCATTAATTTTTGGTAATTTATCATCATTTGCTTTCTTGATAGGAACATCTGCTTTTCCCTCTTGTTTTAATCTGTAAGACTTACATTTAGAAATATGTTGTTCTATTTTCTTTAATCTCCACATATTAAAAGCCTCAAACTTTGGAGTATCAGTTTTATTATCTTTAATCATCTTTTTTAATTGTTTCTTGTAGCATAATTTAGCATTATTACTTGGAAAATTTTTGGTTTCTAAATAATCATTAAGAGTTCTAACTAATCTTTTTTCATATACACTATAATCTTCATCAAGAGGTTTTAAGCTGTAATATGCTCTTACTTCTTGCTCTGTTAAATGATAATGAAATTTAATTGCTTTTGGAACGATTGTCATTTGTATTCTATACATATACATAGAAAATAATCTTTAAATACCTTTGACCCATAATTGACCCATAGGTCTAAAATTGACCCTTGACCTAAAATAAACCCATATAGTAATTAGAGAGTAATATGCTATTTATGTCTCAAGGTCTATTATTGACCCATATTTAAAAATCGCGAAAATTAAATACTTAATATTTTGATTTATTCTTTTTTGTTTTTTTATTTGTTTTTTTTGTGTAGCCATCAAAAACCTTCTCGGGTCTTATTTTTTTTTCATCATCAAGATTCTTTTTAATATTAATTTGTATTTTATTATGATCACTCACTTGTTTCACTTTCACACTTTTTTTAGGCATATATATATAAATTTAATATTTTTTTTGATTTATTTATTTTATAAAAATAATATCAATATATATATATAAAATGAGTTTAGTTGTTACATCTAATATAGGAACTGAAGATGACCCCGCTTTTTCTAATGTTTTTAAACCCTTCTCTTATCAAAATAGATTACTTAATACTATGAGAATTCCACCTATGAGTGAAATAGCTTTACAATCTGCAAAAATAAATAAAAATGGTTTATTTATTCTTGATAGAACTAATAGTGGATTTTGTCATTATTTTGGAACACCTATAGAAGATTTACATAATGATAGTATTGAGAATTCTACCACTCAACCATTTAGAGCTGTAATTGGTGCGGGTGAAGCTTTTAGAGCTGGGGATAAAAAAAATGAAGTGAATATCGATGATATGGCGAATGAAATTAAAAATGGATTAGATGAAGCAGCATTCCATCCATCATTAATTACTGGTGAAGATACAACTAGTGTTGCTGTTGACCCACTTTATGATGCTACTACTGCTTCATTTAAGGGTTTTAAATTTGTTACTACACAGCAAGTCGCTAAAACTACAAGAAATGCTGCTGATATAGAGTTTACTGATATATCTAAAAATGAATCATATAATTTTACACAAGCTGCGGGAAAAGTAACAAGTAGTGATGTAAGAGGTTTTTATGTCCAAAATAGAGAATATCCTATTTCTCAAAATGCGGGAACTTGCACATTTAATTTTAGTAATGCTCAAACTGGTGTAAATCCCAATTGGATGGTTGGGTTATCAAGAATTAGTAGAGAAAGGGCTGCGGGTGATGCCGGCGATTTTGACTATTTACCTAATTATTTTGATGATACACCAACATCGGCACTACTGAAAAATCCTATTCATCCTAGAGGTCAATATGTTTACGCTGATATATGTGTTATGAGATTTGGAAATGAATTGAGGGTTTATCAATCGGGAGCAAGAACAGCAGCTGGAATTGGAGACGGAATTTATATGAATGAAGTTACATATTATGGAGCTCATAATGCTAATTTTAATGCTGTTTATGATATAGATACTAATGCTGATGATTATAAAAAGGTTAAATTTACTTTAACTAATGAAGAAATCAAGATAGAACTTATTGCGGGTGATGGTGGAACTGTTTTACTATGTGATTATACAACTTTGAGGGCTGCGGGTGCTGTAAAGAATCAATGTCTAAATCCCGTGAATGCTGCTAAATGGGCTATGTATCCAGTATGCTCTGCTGCTAGGCGTGGAGCAAACCCTCACGTGGCTCAAGAAATAGAATTAGAAAGTATTGACCATTATACAAATTACCCCGAATTTGATTTTACAAAATATCATAATTATGATTGGTGGGGTTGGTCTCAAGAATATAATGAAACAATCTTTTGTAAGAAATTAGAGATGAGAGATTGGAATAATTTCAGTCGCACAACAACTAATCACGGAGTAGCAGCAAATGGATTATTAGCACCAAAACGTGTAAATGCTTCGGGTGGTATGGATGGTTATAAATCACTAATTATTACGGCAAAAAGTGCTGCTTATGGAACATCAACTAATGAATGTAATACTCAATTTACATTAGGTTTTGTTGGTGATCCAGTATCAAGACCTACTGTTACAAATATAGCTTCTACAAATGAAAGTTCTACTGTTCCCCAGCTTGTATCAAATATTTCATTATTCATTAGATTAAATAATTTTACTCAAAATAGTGTAAATGCAAGACAAGGAACAAATTCTAAAATTATAGCTCATTTGCCTCGCTTCGATAATAGTGGTAATGAAACTGGTGGTTTATATTTTGAGCCTCACGAGAAAACATATTTAGCATTAAATAATACTGATGAACTATTGATAAATTCATTTGATGTTGATATTGTTTATGATAATGAAACATTATGCACAGCATTAAGTGGTAAGACAATTGTGTGTTTTCATATACGTCCTCAAAAGAAATAAAATATATTGTAATAATATATATATTAATAATGGCTGGTTTTCATACAAAAACATTTTTAAAGCACGATGATTATATGACCCCGAAATCAGCTTGGGAAAATATTAAAGAATTTATACCTCAAGATAAAGTAATATGGGAATCTTTTTATGGCGATGGTAAGAGTGGTGAAGATTTAAGAGAATTAGGTTATGATGTGATTCATGAACCAATTGATTTTTTTGAGAATAATCTTGGCGATATAATTGTAAGTAACCCACCATTTAGCAAATGTAAGAATATAATGCCTAGATTAAAAGAATTAGATAAGCCTTTTATTTTGATATTACCTTCATCAAAAATTAATACGCAATATTTTAGAGAAAACTTTAAAAATAGTGACAGCCAATTACAAATAATAATACCAAGAAGAAGAATACAATTTATCAAAGATGGTAATGAACTAAAAAACAAATGTAATTTTGATTGTTTTTATTATTGTTACAAAATGAATTTACCAAGAGATATTATTTGGTTAGAGTGATGGGTCTAAAATTGACCTATGACCTAAAATAGACCCATATAGAATTGATTACATATAGACCCATTTTGGGTCAAGGGTCTAAAATTGACCCATCATAGAATATAATTAATTTAAAAATAATTTTCTATGTATAATTATAAATAATGGATCTAACTGAAAAACAAATTGATAAAATATTAACTGATTACAAAAAAAAGAGAGAAAGAGAAAATAAATACTATCATGAAGTTAGTAAACATAGTGAAGAATTTAAGAAGAAGAATAGAGAAAGAGCAAAGAATCATTATCATAAGGTTGGTAAGGAAATGAAAGGAAATCAATATCAAGATAATAAAGAATTTATAAAAGCTAGAACATTATATAATTATTATAAAAAGAATAATAAGCTTGATATTTTTAAAGAGAAGCACGAGGAGAAATGTAAAATACTCACCGATAAAGGTTTTGCTCTATAAGAGATAATAGTTAGTTTTTTTATCTTATCTTTTTTTATATACTCATAATATAAATGAGTGAATATGTCGATACAAAACTTATCAATTGTAACCGACTTGCTTCAGTTGAGAGTAGAACTGGTAATGATAGCAACCCAGCCGTATTTACTAACCCTTTAAATGAGACTATTAGGCTTGATATTGGTGATAAAGTTAGTCTAGAAAGAGCATTTATTAATGAAGTTGGAGCTGGTAATCCACAAACAATAGAATTTAAGGGTAATAGTAGAGGTAGAAATGCTGTTGCTACTTATACTGATATACAATATGGTGATTATTATTATAAAAAATCTAATACTTATGACCCTAAATATCGATTGGGTTATTATAGGAGTATTACAACAAATGAAGTAGTAAGACAATCTTTACCTAATACTCCACCTTTGGATACTGATGATACAGTTGATTTAAGAGATAATTTAGCACCATTAGTTATTGGTTATTTTATTACTAATAATGAATATCCAAATTATATCCAACATCCGAGAAGATACACAAGTAATCTTATGATTAGAGGAAATGTGAATAGAAATACACCCGAAGCTTTTACTAATAGAGATAGTGAAGCAGAAGGATTACCACTTCTACGATTAACTACTAATACTGATTGCCCTTGTTTTGCCGATTATAGAAAAAGAGAAGACCCAACTGATTTACATTTTTTTAAACAAAAGATAGATAATACAAGATATACATTATTTATTAAAGATAAAATTGCTTATAGTGTGGGTGCTACAAATGATAGGGAACAATTCCCAAGTGTGAATCATAATGGTATTTTTAGTGAAGCTACATACTATAGAGTAAGAGAAAAATTAATTATAGAAGTGAATAAAGGATTTAATACACCTTCAGCCGTAGCAGACCAAATTACCCAACAATTAACTGAAACTAAAAATGAAGATATTTTTGAGATTTTAGATCACGATAATTTTGTTAGACCATTAACAAAAACTATTGAGACAAATACATTTAAACCCATTAATGCTCAAAATGTTTATAATTTTTCTAAAACAGCTTATAATGCTTATATAGCTCAAGATTTACCAGTAGAAGAGTTTGATGTTCTAGACCAAGACGCAGTTGATTATATTGCTACATTTGGTTACATAGGTGTTAAAAGACCCGAAATTTTTGAGATGGGTAGAAGAATGCACGATAAAATTAATGAGACAGCTAATCAACCAACTTTATATGATGAATTTGGTAATCTAATTTCTACAACAGCATCAAAAGATTTTGGTTTTAGCACAATAAATACTGTCTCAATACCAAACGCTCAAGTTAATAATCATAACTCTTCATTTACTTTAGGTGTTTTATATAATGAAGAAACACTTGGATATATAAGAGATTTATTTGATTCACAAGCATTATATCCCGAACTATGGGATGATTTACAAGATACTCACGCTTATAGTGATACTGCAGTTACATTCCCAAGAATTCAGCCAACAATTGATAATTCTAGATTTTTTCATATGAATAAATATAGCACTTCAGATAGTGCTTCACCAAGAAATGATGCTTTTGGTGATGATGCTTTTACTTTACGAGCACCACCCAATAATATAGAAATGTCAACACAGCCAGTATTTTTTAGATATACTGATGATACAAGAGAAAAATTTGTATCACCTCAAGAATTTACAAGTATTTTTAATGATGGTTTAAGTTATGGTTTTGCTTATCCAGTAGCATTTGATAATTATTTAGCAGATGGAACATTCGATAAAGTTGTTTATTTAATTGGAATAACTAATGATAATGTTGGTGGAACACCAAGAAGATTATTTAGTGAAGTAGTTGGAACTACAGCAAGTATCAATCAAGGTAGAAAAATTGGTTTTGATTTTCATTCTACAGCATATTCTACTGCTATAATTACACCATATAGTGGATATGGTAATACTGATATTGGTGTCACCGCAACTCAAAATGATGGGACAGATGCTAATGATGTAACTTATGCTTACCCAACACAAATAAATCATATTAGAAGCACGGGAACACAAACAAATATGACAGATTTAAATCCATATATGACTATGAGTTATATTGGTGCTAATAATCCAGCAATTAATTATAATACAACAACAAATAGATTTGAGCTTTCTAGATTTCATACTGGTAATAATATTGGTAATAAAGCAACAGCGGGTAATCCAAGTTCGGCAGTAAATAGTGAGAGTTTAACACCAAGTAATAGAACAACAGAAAGATTAATTAAACCACCAGAAAAAAATCAAGAAGCTGGGAGCACAGTTTATAAAATTAACCCAAGACCTCCTCAATTTGGTTATAGTCCAACTTTTAAACCATATACAAGATATAATCAAGCATATAGAGTTCAGCCTTACCCCGAAACTGCTAAATCTTTAATAACAAATTTTGATACAACTGGTGAAAACACAATAAGATATGATGGATATAATCTTAATATAGAAGCTTATAAAATTTTTGATTCTCACGGAGGAATATACATAGAAGATTGGGGTTTTGATGAAGATAATTGGGAAGATAATTTATGGGATATTTTAGGTTTTGATTATAATGCTGTGAATGCCCCAGCTACATCTAAAAATGTATTAACTAAAAGAGTTGATAATGAAAATAGTAATTTATTATATAGACCAACTACAAATGCTGAGGTCGTCCAAACTGATACTAAAAATTATGTAACTAATCAATTTGGTGCTGTTATGTATTATAATTCATTACCTTACCCAACTTGTATCCCCGGCTATACAGCAATAAATACTGGTGGTAATGATGAATTTGTATATGGGGCTGGTAGTCCGAGTTTTACCCCAGCAAATGCTAAACCTTTAGAATTATGGAACCAAGTTGATGTTTTAACCCAAAGCACAACCATTACAGCTACTGATTTGCAGAAATCAGTATTAAGACCTTATTACACAATAAGAAGTAATATTTTAGAAGGAGCAACAGCTATTGGTGGAAATCCAACTGGAGCAAATTTACCAATTATATCGATAGTTGATAAATATTCGGGAGCAAGTGATTATTTCTTAGGTAATCCAAGTGATATACAATTTACTGTTACAAAACCTACTATGATTGCTGATATAACAACATCTATTCATGATAGTGATGGTGAATACGCAAATGTAGATAAAACAAGTGCTGTTATTTATAAGATTACAAAAATAAAAAGAACACCCGTAGGCTTGATAGAAGAAATACTTGAGGGTGGAGACAAAAATAAAGAAAAAAAACAAAAAAAATAAATTTAAATTAAATTATATTGATAATATATAAAATGGTTATGAGTATCTATTCCGCTTGGACTGAAGAAGAATATGAAAAATTTTGTTCTGAAGATTGGGGTATTACTGAAGGCTGGGAAGATGATTGTTGGGCTTCCCATTTTTTAGCTTGTAATTTTAAACAAGAATGGACTTGTGAAGAATTGATGAAATCATTAAAAGAAGAATCATTAACTGAAAGTGAAATTTCAGAAAAATATCTAGAATAATTTTCTAAAGTATATATATAAATGGATCAAGTTACTTATGAAGAAATAACAAGTATTTTAGCTATGGTTGGTCGTCCCGATTTAATCGCTGAATTTAAAGATAATGTTAAAGTAGATGAAGATTATAAACCTCCTAAATATGTTAGAAAGGATAAATATAGTGAAAGTGAAGGTTCAGCAAGTAGTGAAAGTGATTATGAAGTAGAAAAAGATGAAGATGGTTTTTGTAGTTTAAAGTAATTTTTGTAATGTAAATTTTTTATATTTATCATATTAAATAAACTATGATAAAAATGGTTGTCGAAAAAGGAACGGCAAAAAATAAGAAATTAAAAGCTATTTTTTATGATGGAGATAAGAAGATAAAAACGACCCAATTCGGTGATTCACGCTATGAAGATTATACCCAACACAAAGACAAAGAGCGAAGAAGTAAATACAGAGCTCGTCATAAAAAAGACTTAGAGAAGGGTGATTATATGTCTGCGGGTTATTTAAGTTATTATATACTATGGGGGGCATCTACAAGTAGAGATAAAAATATTAAGGATTATAAACGTAGATTTAAGTTAAGTTAGTATTATCCATAATACATATCATTAATGGTTTTATGTAACCAATACTATTTGGGTCATCTTCAGTTCCATCATCGTGTCCAAATCTAAATCCTTTATTAGGTTTTCTTAAAAATCTTATTTCTACATTATCTTTTTTATAAAAATATTCATGAAAATATTTTGTATGTGTAGAAGCTGGTAATAAAAAAACAAATAAACCTCTTGTTTTACTTGCTTTTTCGACGAACTTACCAATCTTACCATCAAATAAAGGATGTATGTAACCAACCTCATCAGTCCAATCTTTATCAAGTGCTGAATTTTCAGCTGTATAATATTTATCAACTAAATGATTATTATCACTTGCACACATATCACAAGTGAATTTAAATTCTTTACTTAAATCATCCCATATATCTTTTGGTGTTCGCAACCATTTCATTTTTTTACTACAAGAAAAAGATAAAGTATTTTTAGCAATAGTTTCTTTCATTTATATATATAAATATAATAATTTAATAGCATCCACTAAACGGATTATATTCTTGAGGAGGAGCAACAGCACGTCTTAATTGTTGTCTTATAGCCTCTTCTTCAGCATCTTTCTTTTGTTTTTCTTGTTTCTCTTTCTTTCTTTGTTTTCTAATTGTTTCATATTTCATAATTGCTTCTAATTGTGCTTCTTCTAAATCTTTTTTAGAAAATGATTGTTCTTTTTTAGGTGGGTCAATTTCTGCTCCTTCTTCATTATTTTCTACTTCTTCTTTTAATTTTTTAACTCTTTTTACTTTTTGTTTTTTTAAGAGTTCTTTTTCTTCTTTTTCTAATGCTTTTGCTTCTTTCTTTTCTTGGGCTTTTTTTTTCCTTGCTTCCATAGCCTTTTCTCTTGCTTTAGCAAGTTTTGCTTTATGTTCTTCAGTCATAGGTGGTCTTTGTTTTCTCGGTTTACCTTTTTTAGTTAGTTTTACATTAGGTGGTGGTATGGCTTCGGGCATATTAAATATCTCATTAATATTCATTTCATCTCTCTTTGATTTAGCCTTTGGTATTTTTTGTGGTGTTTCTTCTTCCACCTCCGGAGCAATATTAGCTTCTTTAGCTTCTTCTATCTCTTCTTGTGTCTTATCTTTATCTTCATTAAATTCATCAATATTTATTGATTCTTCATCACTCATATCATCGGGAATAAAATCCATTTTGACTTCGGGCATAAAACTCATCTTTATAGTATTAATCAAGAAAAAAATTTCTACAATTTATTATTTTTTATTTTATTTTACAATTAATTGACTTCTATTTTATACAAAAATGGTAATAATCTATATGGGTCTAAAATTGACCTATGACCTAAAATGGGTCTATATAAAATGAATTATCTATGGGTCTAATTTGACCGATGGGTCTAAAATTGACCCATTTAGATTAATACTTGTTTCGGGTTCGGGTTCGGGCACCGAGTGGGGTTCGCTTGCGGGTTCTTCTTCTTGCTCTTTAACAATACTATGATTTTTATAAGGTTTAATTTCTTTGAGACCATTACATATTATTGGCTTTCTAACATTTGGATATTTATCCTCAAATTTCTTATTAAACATAGTAATAATATCCAAATCAATATTAGGTGATGATTCTAATAAATTATCATATTCAGCTCTACATATTTTGAGGAAATCTCTACAAGGTTTTCTCTTTTTTTCGTGTAATGATAATTCTATCTCAATTGCTCTTCCAAGTTTTGACCAAGCTAATGCTGAAATCCTATGACCTTCGAATGTTTCAGCATATTTTAAGAATGACCCTAATGTTCCTAGTATTCCACAAAATATATTAAAACCACCAACAACAGCAGTAAACCCGTGTTGATAATCTTCGGGAATATAACTATCAACTGCAAAATTACCAACACCAGTTAGTGTAGATAAAACAATAATTGGAATTTGTAAATGTTGATATTTCTTCTTATATTTCCTTGTGCTATAATTATGAAGATAAGCATAACACATACTGACTTCACCCCATTCACTTAATAGCTCCTCTATTTCATCTGACCATTCATCTATGTTTTCGGGTAAGGGTCTCGGTGTTATAGAATTCATTTTAATATTTAATTATTTTTTAATTTTGATTTTAATATTTTCATAAAATATATGAGTGATTATTCTAATCCGTTTGTAGAAAAACCTATTGAGAAGGTGAAAAATGAAGTTCACGTAATCAATCAAAGCATTAATAAAATTAAAACGGATCTAATAAGTATAAAAGCTGATATATCAATCATTAAAGATTACATCAAAGAAAAAGAAAAACAAAAAGAAGAAATATCAAAAGGTTGGTTATGGGGATAAATTAAAAAATAAAAATAAAATCTAAATAATAATATATGAGTAATTTGCCGAAAATATCAATCTTGATACCAACATACAATCGAAGAAACTTTTTACCCTTTATTTTAAGAAATCTATTGATACAAGAATATCCACATAAATTATTACAAGTTGTGATTCACGATGATGGTGATGAGCCACTCATACAAAACTATGAAGAATTTAGTTCAGCTATTAAACCCATAAAATTAAAGTATTTGAGAAATAAAACAAAATTAAGTATAGGTGAAAAAAGACATAGACTAATACAAAACGCAAACAATAATATAGTTGTATTTATGGACGATGATGATTTATATGAACCAACATATATATCACATTCATTTGATACACTAAAAAAAAATAACTCGGGTTGCGTTGGCTGTAATAAAATGGTCTTTATTTATCCACCATATACAAAAGATGATTTCTATGCTCTTGATTGTGGGGATAATAAAAAACTAATTCACGAAGCCACTTTAATGATGACTAAATCTTGGTATAATAAAACTTGTGGATTTTTGCACTCAAATAAAGCAGAGGGTCTAGGATTGACCCAATCTTGTAAATTAAAAACTATATCAGTAACTAACCCATTATATAATATGACTGCTGTGGTTCACGGGAAAAATACAATTGATAAAGAGAAATTTAAAGATGAAAATATGAAACTTGATTCTAAAAATATTTCTTTTGATGAAAAAACAACTGAATTTATTAAGATGGTTGTTGAGGCACAAATTTAATCCTTTCACTATAAGGTCTAAATTCTTTAAAATTATCTGACCATCCATCTCTTTGAGTTACTTGTATTGGTAATAATGTAAACCAATTATCTTTTTTTTGTAAAGTATGAATATATTCATCATTATTATTTTCTCTTACATCATTCACTAATTTTAATTCTACACTTTCTTTAAGATGATTAATTAATGTATCATAATAATGTTGTTTTACTACATATGCGTGTAAGCATACAGCACGAACAACTTTTGCTAAATCATTACTTACTTTTTCGGGTGGTAAATAATTCCAACATCCAAAATATAAAACATCCCAAAAATCTTTTTTTATATATTTATTAAATTTTTGGATTACTGATTTTTTACCTTCTATTTTAATATCATCTTCGAATATAATAACATAATCCCAATTTAATTCTTTTGCTTTTTCTAAAACAGCTATGTGTGATCTTGCACAACCTACTAATGGAATTTCGTGAGTAATAGCATTAAATCTATTTGGTTTTTTGATTCCAAGTTTTTTAAGCTCTTGTCTTGTAATTAAATCTCTTTCTTTTCTGTGTTCTAGATTGATGTAAAAATGCTGGTTCATATTTATTATATAAAATATTTTATTTATAATAATATAACATATGGTCAAAGTATTAGAATTATTTTCCGGCACTGGTTCAGTAGGTAAATGTTGTAAGGCTCTTGGTTGGGATGTTGTTTCTGTAGATATGTTACTACCAGCTGACCATCAAGTAGATATTATGAATTTTGATTATAAACAATATTCTAAAGATGAGTTTGATATTGTATGGGCATCTCCACCTTGCACTGAATATAGTAATTTGCAAAATTGCTGGTTAGGTAGAAAGAAGAAAGATGGTATAATTTATACAAAAGAAATTATGAATAAAAACATGAATGAAGCAGATAAATTAGTTTTAAAATCATTTGAGATTATAGATTATTTTAATCCTCATTATTGGTTTTTAGAAAATCCAGCAAAGGGTAAATTAAAAAGTAGAGATATAATGAAGGGACGACCCTTTTATGATGTATCTTATTGTATGTATAGTGATTGGGGATATGAAAAAAGAACTCGTATATGGACTAATAAAAAAGATTGGACTAATTTAATTTGTGATAAAAGTGGGGCTTGTGGTAATATGATTGATTCACAACATAATAAAGTATTGGGTAATGGCTATGAAATGATAGACGGCAAGAAGGTATTATGTAATACAAAAGAATTAAGACAACATAAAAAAGTATGTGATGGAGGATATGATAAAAGAAGAAAACATAAAATAAATGTATCAAAAGAAGTCCATACCGTTGGAGAAAAAAAAGGCAAAGTTAATTATAATAACGGCACAAATAAATTAGATAGATATAGAATCCCCGAAGATTTAATATTTAGTTTATTTTTAGATTAAAAAATATCTATACATTATATAAATGGAGAAATCACCACCCAAGGTATTTAAAGTAAAAGACCCCGACCCCGATGATAGATTTAGTGATATTCATCCTCACTTACCTCAACCACCATCCTTACTTTTGATAGTTGGTTCAGTAAAACAAGGTAAAAGTAATTTACTTGTAAATTTATTGTGTAACCCCGATATGTATAAGGATAAATTCGATATAGTGAAAATTATTAGTAATACATTAAATGCTGACCCCAAGGGTAAATTAATGAATAAATATTTTGATTGTGAAGACCATTACACCGATGAAATGATTACTGATATTATAGAAGCTCAAAAGAAATATGAAGATTTTGAGAGACCAACTGTTGCTATGGTTTTAGATGATATTCTTACAAAAGATTTTAAGAAAAATAATGCTGTTTCATTCCTTGCTACTAGATTCCGTCATTATGGAATTGGTTTACTTGCTTTTACAACTCAAAGTTTCCGTGCTGTTAGTGGTTTGATTCGTAATAATGCTACTGATGTAATTATCATGAAACAACAAAATCAAAAAGAATTAGAAAAAATAGCTGAAGAATATGGAGATATGTTTCCCAATATTTTTATGGAATTATATAATAAAGCAATTGGAGATGCCCCTTATAGTTTCTTATATCTTGATATGCAAACTAATCCAGCAACCGCATATATACGATTTGAGACAAAGATTGCTGAAGGTGAAAATAAATTATTTTAAATAAAATAAAATAAAAACTTTGTTATAATATAAAATGTATGGCTCAACTCAAAGTATGAAAAAACCACCCCCCGTCAGCGGAGCGAAGCAAGAAAAGAAACCCAAGAAAGCTATGAAAAAACTTACTGAAGCACAAGAAAAAAGATTAAAAAAACATTCAGTTCATCATAGTAAGAAACATATGGATATGATGAAAAAAGATATGATGATGGGTATGAGTTTTAAGATGGCTCACGAGAAAGCTCAAAAAAAAGTCGGCAAATAAATTTATTTTAAATAAAATAAAATAAAAAACTTTGTTATAATATAAAATGGATTTGTATGGGTCGGGAGCATCTATCGCACAAGCTAACGCACAAACTGAAGCAGCAAGACAAATTAATGAAGCTACAAGGGATTTTAATAATACTTTAGCAGAACAATTAGATGAATCAAATTTAGCACAAGATGAAGATAGAAGTTCTAAGCTACAAAAGAATATTTTAAGTGGAGTAACTAGTGGTGGTAAATTAGTTGCTAAAAGAGCCGCAATTAAACAAGGTGCTAAACTTGGTTTTAAAGAAGTATCAACCTCACTTGCTGAAAGAATGGGGAAAGAAGTGGGACAAGAAAGAGCGGGTATATCTACTGCTGAAGAATTAAGAGCAGCAGCTGGTAGATTAACTGGAACAGCAGATGAAGTTCGTGCTGAACAGTTTGCTCGTGGTGCTGATATTGAGGCACTTACAGCAGAGACCGGGCCTTTAAGAACAAGAACTGGTCTTACTGTTGGTGTTCCAACTCAAGAAGGATTACGAGAAGCAGAAGCAGCAGCTCCTCAAGAATTATACACAGCAGAACAACAAGGTTTAGAAAATGTTGCTGGTGATGTAGAAGGTAGTGCCGCCGCGAGAACGGCATTAAAAGAAGGGGCTGAAGATGTTAGTAAATTTTTAAGTAGAGCAAAAACATTTGGTAAACTTGGTGTTGCTGGATTAGGTGGTGGTATCGATGCTTTCCAAGATGTTGGTAGATATTTAAGTGGAGAAAAAGGTATGGATGCTTTCGGTTCTAATAACGCAGCAAGATATGGTAATATTGGTAATATTGTTGGTAGTGCTTTAGAAGTTGCTGGAGTAGCAACTGGTGGTGTAACACCTATAGCTCTTGCTTTAGAAACAACTGGTGCTGGTATTAGTTTAGTAAGTTCTCTTGTTGAGGGTGCTGGTGAATTAGAATCAGCTGAAAAAAGTAAAGAAACGGCAGCAGCAGATATTACATCTCAAAAAAGAGGTCAAGTATCAGCAGAAGGTGTAGAACAAGCTGTTGGTAGAACTCAGTAATTTTTTTATTTTTTTTAAATTTATTTTTCATATTTTATTTTATATTCTATAATTATAAAATGAGTTCTTATTGGCGTAATGATGAGAAAATTAAAGTTTCACAAACCCAAGTTTCTATTCCTTCCACGAATGGACAATCTTATTCGGGAACGGCTGGACAGTCGGGTCGCCGTGTAGACTTTGAGATTCCACCTAGTGTAAAATTTATGGATGGTAAAAATTCTTTCCTTCAGTTTGATATTAAGCTTGCTGTTCCAGCTGGTCTTACTCCTACTCGTCTTCATTTAGACCCATTTATTGGTGGTCAGTCAGTTGTGAAGAATTTAAGGATATATTCGGGAAATCGGGCAGTTCTCCTAGAAGAAATTACTGAATACAACGCTAAAGTGCAAATTCAGTATTCATATGATGCTGATGATAGTATGAGAAAAATGAGAGCCTTAAAAGAAGGATGTTTAATTGATAATATTGAGAATCGTGGAACTCTTGGGACTTCAGTTTCTAACAATATTGATATTAGGTCTAATCCTTATTACAAGCCAGTTTCTACTGTTCCCGCTGGTCGTGATTGGGGAACGGCTGATGATTTCCTAACTGCTAAATTATCTCTACCCATTCATTCGGGTCTTTTTGCTGATGGTGGTGATAAAATTTTCCCAGTTATGCTCACAAATGGATTATTTATTGAGGTAGATTTAGAAGACCCAGCAAGATTTATTAAGCAGTTAGATAGTGTTAATCGCCATCGTAGAATGAAGCAGAACCCAGTATTTCATGGTGTTAGTGCGGGGGGTGCGGCTTTAGCAATTGATAATGCTAATAATCAAAGTGAAATATTTTTAGGTAAACAAAATAATATGATTAGTGTAGAAAATTGCCCATTTGTGAAGGGTGAAAGAATTGGTATTTGTTCGGCAACTGACCCCAATAATGAATGTGCTTTAACTCAAAATGGGGCACAAGATTATCCAGCTATTACTGATATTTCACTTGATGGTGGATATGTAAAACTTACATTTGCTAATTTTCAGAATAGTGATAGTGGAACTGGCGTCCAAGCAACCTCAAATAACTTCATTCTTTTCTCAGCTGCTATTGACCAGTTTAGAACTCAAAATGATGATAATACTACACAGCTAATTGCTAAACAAACTTCATATGCTGCTACTTGTGAAATTTCTAACGTAGAGCTTGTAATTCAGCAAGTTGGTGTAGACCCACGATATGAAGCTGGAATGATGAAAAAGATGAGAGATGGTGGTTCTATTGAGATTGATATTCCTAGTGTAACCAACTATAAACATTCTCTATTATCTAGCAATCGCAACGCAACAGTAAATGTCCAAGTATCGAATACAAGGGCTAAGTCTATGATTGTTATGCCGAGTGATGCTAAGGTTCTAGATAGTGCTGATTTAATTGGTGGTCTTTCAGCTTGTTATGCAGAAGAAGTAACTACTATGGATGGTCGCCTTCATTCTATCCGCTCGGGTCAAGTTGGAATAATTGACCGATTAACCCAGTATCAAATGTTAGTAGATGATAAATTAGTTCCAAGCAGACCAATAGTTGTATCCAAGATTAATCGTGGAATAAGTATTGCGGCTCAGCCTCTAATTGAGTTAGAAAAAGCACTAACTCAAGCTGGTATTGTTCCAAGGTCATTTGTTGATTACAATAGAAATTTCTTGATTGGTCGTGCTTATGCTCTTAATGATGGAGTAGCAAATCTCAATAATAAGACAAATCAGTTACAGCTATTATATAATGAAAGTGATGTTGCTGGTGCTGACCTTCCTCCAACTCACAATAAGCTTCTATACTGCTTTATGTTCCATCTCCGTAGAATTAGTATCAAAGGTGATTCAGTTATGGTTACTCTATAATGGGTCAATAATAGACCCATAGGTCAAAATAAACCCATATAGAATTGATTACATATAGACCTATTTTAGGTCAAGGGTCAATTTTAGACCCATATTTTCTATGAATTTTTTTTAATTTTTTATTTGTTATTTATTTTATGTATATTATTATATAAAATGAGTGTTGCTAAGAAATATCTTTCAGTTCAGCCGAGTAATGTTCCATCTACGGGCAAGGTTTCATTTGCTCGTGGTAATCCGATTCTTACTATTACATTAGGTCGTCAAGATGCTATGCTTGATTTATCTTCTATTCGTCTTAGTGGTGATTTAAATATATGGCGTGATGCCGCTGGAACTCTTCACCCAACTGATGCTCAAGCTTCTGAACTTCGTGGTTCTCACAAACTTGGAATTTATTCAGTAATAGATCAACTTGTTTTTAGACACGCAGAAACTAAACAAGTAATTGAGCATATTAGACATTATGGAAGATTTATGGCTTCTTATATGCCCGTTATGGCTGGTATGCAAGATGTAGCTGGTCATTTAGGTGAAACTGCTTTAATTTATCCTAATTATCAATCATATCGTGATAGTGTTATTCGTAATACTCGGGCTTCTCCTTTCTGTATTCCACTTCCTTCGGGTCTAACTCTTGGAAGTGATAAACTACCATTATCAAAATTACCCCTAGAAATAGAAATTCATCTAGCACCGGATTCACAAGTATTTTATTCGAGTGATGCTACTACTGGTAATGTTGCTAATGCTTTCTATGAGTTAAGTGGGTTAGAAGTAGCTTGTGAAGTTGAGTATGGTGATGAAGCAAAAGCACCCGATACTGGTGTTCTTTCATTTAATTCTATTACATCTTATTTCTCTACTTTAGAAAGCACAAATTCCATAGTAAACTTTAATCTTGGATTATCTAAGGTTCTTGCTTCATTTGTGAATTTTGTTCCAGCAAATTTTATAAATAATTTAGCCCAAGATGGTTTCCTTACATATATGCCTCTTAAAGCTCCAAATGCTGTAGGAACTGGTGGTGGCGAAGTTGCTAATTTAGAATCAATTTCTTTCCTCCGTAATGGTGAACGTTTCCCTTCAGCTTTTGAGGTCAAATCAGTTCATAGTGATTCTAATGATACTCCACTTGCTGACCCCCAAGTAATGAAGGGTTTCCTATCATCTATTATTCCCGAAAGCCAGCATACTAGAACCACAGTATCTCCTCTCAATTCTAACCGCTCTTTCACGGGTAATCAAAATGCTACAACTGGCTATAGATTTATTCCCGATACCGGTGCTGCTTATGGTGTTGGTGTTCTCTATGATATGTTAGATAGTGAAGGTGTTGATTTCTCTAATGCCCAGTTTTCTATTCAGATGACTAATGGTC